AGAACAAGAAAAAAACGGAGCATATTCAATATAGTGCTAAACGTCAAAGAACAACTCTTGATCGTGTAATGGAAAAATTAAGTAAATAATTATTAATAAATAAAAACAAAAACAATGGCAGTATCATTGACATCAACCTATGCTGGTGAGTTTGCAGGAAAATATATTTCTGCGGCTTTACTATCGGGTTCAACATTAGAAAACGGATTGGTAACCGTATTACCAAACGTGAAGTACAAGCAAGTGCTTCAAACAGGTTCTTTAGGTAGCATTGTAGCCAACGCAACTTGCGACTACACTGCATCGGGAACTTTAACATTGGCAGAAAAAATTATTCAACCAGAGGAGTTTCAAGTAAATTATGACATTTGCAAGAAAGACCTCGTAAATTCGTGGGAAGCTGAGCAAATGGGCTTTTCTGCATTTGACAATTTAGCACCATCACTATCTGATTTCGTTATCGGATATACTGCTGCAAAAGTTGCTGCACAAGTAGAGAACACGATTTGGAGTGGGCAAAACGGAACAGCTGGAGAATTTGACGGCTTTTACTACTTGGCTACTGCTGGTGGTTCTGGTTGTGTTTCTGTAACAGGAACTTCGGTGACTGCTGCAAACGTAATCGATGAAATGGGTAAAGTAGTTGATGCTATTCCTCAAGCAGTTTACGGTAAAGAAGATTTGTTTATTTATGTGGCTCCTAACGTAGCAAGAGCATACATCCGTGCTTTGGGTGGATTCGGTGCTAACGGACTTGGTGCTAACGGTGTAAACAACGAGGGAACAACTTGGTTTACTAACGGTGCATTGTCATTCGATGGTATTCCTGTAGTAGTTGCACAAGGTCTTCCAGCTTCATCTATGATGGCAGCACAAAAATCTAATATGTTCTTTGGAACTGGACTACTTTCAGACCACAACGAAGTAAGAGTATTGGATATGGCAGAACTTGACGGAAGCCAAAACGTAAGAGTAATTATGCGATTTACTGGTGCCGTTCAAATGGGAATTAATTCAGACGTAGTTATTTACGCTTAATATTAATCAGAATTAAGAAAGGGTGGGTAAAATTGCCTACCCTTTTTTATTCATAATAACTTTAAACAAATGAGTTGTGATATTACAAACGGTCGTGTAGAAGAATGCAAAGATTCGGTTAGTGGATTAAAAGCCATATACTTTGCGAACTTCGATGACTTAGACACAGACAACATCACTTACGATGTAACAAACACGGACACGATTGACACTTGGGTTCCAGCATCGCTTTTATCTTTGTATAAGTACGAACTAAAGTCAAACGAAAATTCGTTTACAACTGCCGTACAAACTTCAAGAGATAACGGTACTACATTCTTCGAGCAAACACTTGCTATTTCTTTAAAGAAACAAGATCAAGCTATGCACAAGAATATTAAACTACTTGCTTACGGTAGACCAAGAATAATTGTACGCACTATGACTGACCAATTCTTTTTAATGGGATTGGCACAAGGTTGCGACACTACTGCTGGAGAAATTTCTTCTGGTGCAGCGCTTGGCGACTTTAACGGTTACAAATTAACTTTTGTAGCGAGTGAGGTTCTACCAGCTAACTTTATTGATGTTTCTACAGAAGCAGCATTAAAAACTGCTTTTGCAGATGGTAGTGGAGCAGATGCTTCAATCGTAACGGCATAAGGTTTTTCTTTTCCTTTCATAATGTAAGAGGCACTTTTCGGAGTGCCTTTTTTTGTTTATATACTAATCAAAAGTTTTGTTTAGATTTATGGCTTTTTAGTTTAATCGCATTTCTCACGTTTTTAATATGTGCGTAAATGAGCAAAGCAGAAAGTTCGTTAGAACGCACGAAAACGCATATTTGAGCATTTGTATAATTCGTTTTTTATTACTATGCAAACACGAAATAAAAACAAAAAATCGAAAAAAAAGTTATTATAGTAGAATGATAATTTTAACTACAAGTGGAGTACAACAGACGTTTAGTTTCATACCAAGAAGCCAAACATACGACACTTTAAATTTAACAGACGAACAACTAAACACAACCGTAGCCGTAACAATCCAAGCAAGTACAAATGGCGATTATTACGATACAATTAGTGCCGTGTTCGTACTAAAAGAAGGACACTTCTATAAGCTTGAATTAAAAAACGGTAGTACGGTAGTTCATAAAGACAGAGTATTTTGCACCGATCAACCTGTAGCAACCTATTCAGTAAACAACGGACAATATACAAGCCAAGCATCGAATAATGAATTTATAATTTATGAGTAAGGACATACACATATTAGAATTAGCTGCCTACGAGCAACCAACTATTACAGAAAGTAAACGCGAAGATTGGGTAGAGTTTGGCGATGATAATAACTACTATCAATTCTTAATTGATTGCTACACAAATAGCACGACACAGAACGCTATTATAAACAACACCAACCGTTTAGTATACGGAAAAGGTTTAAGTGCTTCAGACGCTTCGAGAAAGCCAAATGAGTACGCTTCTATGATGGCTTTGTTTAGTAAAAAATGCACAAGACACCTTGTAAGCGACTTGAAGCTATTAGGGCAATGTGCTATGCAAGTCATATACACGAAAGACAGAAAGAAAATAGCACAAGTACACCACATACCTGTACAACTTTTAAGAGCCGAGAAGTGCAACGAAGAAGGTAAAGTAGAAGCTTACTATTATTCAGACGATTGGCAAGACACTAAAAACTATAAACCACAAAGAATTCCTGCATTCGGTTGTTCAAAAGAACCAATCGAAATTTATTTTGTAAAGCCGTATAGTGTAGGTTTAAAATATTATGCACTTCCAGACTACATCGGTTGTTTACCTTATTGCACACTTGAAGAATCAATAAGCGAATACTTAATAAACGAAGTAAACAATGGCTTTAGTTCACGATCTGTGATCAATTTTAACAACGGACAACCAAGCGAAGAACAACAAAGACTAATTAAAAGCAAAGTTTTAAATCAACTTACAGGAACGCAAGGCGAAAAGGTAATAGTTAGCTTTAACAACAATTCAGAATCGAAAACAACGGTTGATGCAATGCCTGTAAATGATGCACCAGACTTATACGCAACACTTGCAGAAGAATGTTTAAGAAAAATTATGTTGGGAAACAATATTACGAGCCCCCTCCTCTTTGGCATCGCAAGTAGCAACGGCTTTAGTTCAAATGCCGATGAGTTAAAAGATTCGTTTATTCTTTTCGACAATATGGTTATAAGACCAATGCAAGAACTTCTATTAGATGCGTTTGACGAAATACTTGCTTACAACGGCATATCTTTGAACTTGTACTTTAAAACATTAAAGCCATTAGAATTTACTGATTTGAGTGGAATGATGGATGAGGAACAAATCGAAGAAGAAACAGGTTTAGAATTGAGTGGCGATTATGTAGGCAAAGCTTTAATTGAATTAGGCGAACAACCTAAAGAAGATTGGTTGCTTATTGATGAATTTGAAGTAGACTACGAAACAGACGATGAAGAAAACACATTACTTTCAAGCGACATAAAGACGGAATTAAGTTTTAAAGACAAATTAGTAAACCTTGTAACACAAGGAATAGCTTTTCCAAACGCAAAAAGTGATCAAGATAAAGCAATAGACGGTGTTCAGTTTAAAACAAGATATAGATATAGTGGCAAAGGTGGAGGCAAATCTGGCAAGAGTAGAGATTTTTGCACTAATATGTTAAAGGCAAATAAAATATACCGTAAAGAAGACGTTTTGAGAATGAGAAAACAAGCAGTAAATCAAGGTTTTGGTATTGATGGTGCTGCTACTTACGATGTGTGGCTTTACAAAGGTGGACCAAATTGCCACCATACTTGGAAAAAAGAAATTTATGTAGCTTTTGAAGGCACAGGTATTGATGTTCGTTCTCCATTAGCGACTACAATAGCAGTAAACAAAGCAGCAAAATACGGCTATGTTATAAAGAATAATTCACTTGTTGCTACTAAACCAATTAATATGCCCGATAGAGGTTATTACAATAAATAAAAAACTATGGCAAC